GAGAATGTCATTGTATTGATTCGTAAACCACAAGAAAAGCAGCGTAATATAAAGGGCTTCAACGACGACGGGACGATCAACGGCAAGGTGGGTATCTACGAGGGGATGGATCGCTTCGAGCTGCGCCGCGTGATCGACCTGATCGTTGGCAAGGCACACCGCGAAGTGTCGGAAGCAAACCCGATCGTGGATACCCGTCTGGAAGACGGCAGCCGTGTGAACGTGGTGCTGGCGCCGATCGCACTGAGCGGATCGACCGTTACCATCCGAAAATTTTCCAAGCAGCCCATGACCATGGAAAAACTGCTGGAATACGGCTCCATCACGCCGGAAGTTGCACGCTTTCTGCAGAAGCTGGTGAAGGCACGGTACAACATTTTTATTGCGGGCGGTACCGGCAGCGGTAAAACGACCTTTCTGAACGCGCTGTCCAATTATATCCCGCATGATGAGCGTATCATCACGATCGAGGACTCTGCCGAACTGCAGATCACCCAGATCCCGAACATCGTGCGGCTGGAGACCCGAAATGCAACGGCATCGTCGGGCGAGAGCAAGAAAATCGATATCCAGAGCCTGATCCGATCCAGCCTTCGTATGCGCCCGGACCGCATTATTGTGGGCGAGGTCCGCGGTGCAGAAGCACTGGATATGCTGCAGGCGATGAACACGGGCCATGACGGCAGCCTTTCCACCGGCCATGTGAACTCGGCGGAAGACATGCTGAGCCGTCTGGAAACGATGGTGCTGCAAGGCGAAGCGGCTTTGCCGCTGAAAGCCATCCGGCAGCAGATCTCCAGCGCGGTGGATATCATGATCCATCTGTCCCGTCTGCGCGACCACAGCCGTAAGACGATGATGGTCAGCGAGATCCTGCCGCACTGCGTATTTTTGACCAACGACAGGCACTTGCACAAAGCGAGTTTGATTTACTAAAGACAACGGAAGAAAAGAAAACACAATTCCGGCTGCAAGCTGAAAAAGACAGGCTAAATAAGATTTTAGAATTAAATCAGCAGGCATCGGTTAAAATGTCTGATGTTGAGGTACAAACGATAGAAAACCAAATAGAACGAATAAACCAGCAAATTGAGGAATCAAAAAAGAAAGATAAAACGCAGGATATATATAGTATTTTAGGGCTTAATCTGAATGATGACCAAAAGGAAGCCATAAATACTTCTGTGTCTTATGCCATAGAGGCGTTGAATACGTTGGCGCAGGCTAAAGTTGATGCGGCAAATAGGGCGGTAGAAGCGGCACGAAAGGAAGTAGAATCCGCGCAAACGGCATTAGAGGCTGAATTACAAGCAAGGGCAAACGGATACGCATCAAATGTAGCTTATGCACAAAAAGAATTAGAAGACGCCAAAAAGAACGAACAAAAAGCCTTGAAAGAGCAACAAAAGGCACAACGTCAGCAGCAAGCAATAGACACAGCACAGCAAATTAGCTCGCTTGTGACGGCAACCGCATTAATCTGGCGGCAGTTGGGTATATGGGGCGCGATTCCGGCTATTGCTGTAATGTGGGGAAGCTTTGCTGCATCTAAGATAAAGGCTGCACAAATGGCGAAAAATTCAGGTACTGAAACGTATGGCGAAGGAACTGTTGAACTTTTGCAAGGTGGTAGCCATCAATCCGGAAACGATATAGATTTAGGGCAAAAACCGGATGGTACACGACGCAGGGCAGAAGGCGGCGAATTTTTTGCCGTGATAAACAAACGAAATTCGCGCCGTTTCCGTCGATATATTCCGGACGTGATAAACTCTATGAATAACGGGACGTTTGCGCATAAGTATCTAAACGCATACAAAGGGGCAGACCTGATTTCTATTGGTGCCAGTTCCGGTGCGGATTTAAGCAAATTAGAAAGGGACGTAAACGCAATAAAGAAACAAGGCGAAAGGCGTACATACTTAGATAAAGACGGGAGAATTATAATTGAATATAAGAACTTAACAAGGAAATTAAGATGATAACCCCTATATATAAATTCTTGCTTTCGGTAGATTATCAAGAATACGGATATAACCCCGAATTAACCGAAATGGAGCCGTTATATGTTATTAAAGACAGTTCTATAAATTCGAGTGGTAGCGTAATTACTGATATGAATAGCGATTTATACGTTTTTCCGGTGTCAGCCGGAATGCGTATAAATATTATAGGTTCTTATAACCGTTTCCGGCAAGGATATGCAATGTATTTTGATGTACATCTACAAAAGTTTATGAAAGGGGGCGGCACCTCCATTTCAGATGCTAACTTCAATTTAACGGTAGATGTACCGGGCGGTTGCCAAATCATAGTTGTATCACAAAGAAGGGACGGAAATAAGGCCGTTTTAAAAGCATCATTCAAATACACAAAGCCGGTATATAAAGACGATTTAAGCTTAGAGTATGAGTTAGAGACTTCGCAGCAATTTTATAGGAAAAAGTTAAGCGGAAACTTAACTTATACTTTTGACGATTATAAATTTATAATGGCGTGTGATTTCTCTACGGTGTATTATGTCACTATCATTAAATCTAACGATTTGGGGTTAAGTTGGGAGAAATATTGGTCGGGAAAATTCATGCAAACCGACTGTACCATAAGTTTAGACGATATGACAGTAGAGGTTAAACCCGACGTATTCGATGAGTATAACGATATATTAGCCGGATTAGAGAAGGAATACGATTTAATTCCCTTAACGCCGGAAATTGAAAGCCTAACTATCACAAAACGCCCGATTATTCAAGTCTACCTTCCCGGCGATGATAAGATTTCATGTTTTATATCGGGGATGTCGTGGGAGCAGGACGTATTAACAGCGGTGGACAATAGAAGCGATTTAAAAAATAAGTATTGGTTTTATTTCACACAGCTATTAAAGGAAATAGATTTGACCGCAGAAGGGGGTGCTTTAGAAGATTTAGGCCGTAATTATGTCGGAAATATGCAGATATTAGACCCTGACGACGCGACTCCGGTTTTTTATGAAGGTGATTTGTCGCACCCTTATTTGAATACCTATCGGTTACACATACGATATAGCGAAATAGGACCGTTAACTAATAGGGTTGCAATAGCATTAGTCCGGACCACGGATAATATGAGGCTATATTATTGTGTGAAAAACATAATCGGCAATACGCCAATATTAGATACCTTAGAATTTACGCTTACGCCGGAAGAAGGCAGTGGAATGGTAGGCACATTAAAGGGCTATATGTATTCTTATAGTATATATGCCCGTTTGATATGCGATGTAGAAACAATATCAGGCGATACAACGCAGCCGATTCCTTCGGATGATTTTGTAGGAAATAATAAAAATTATACTCATGCAATCGGGTATGATGTAGATATAGCTTATATCTCAAATCGTTATTCAGACACGCCAACGGAATACGGTAAAACGGGATGGGGGCAATATTTCGCGCCTCCAGTGCTTATTACATTAGCCAAAATGTACCCTTTAGGGCAAAGTAAATGGCTAAATACATCCGTTTGGTTTAGTTCCTCGGTATGGGATAGTATTTTCGAGAAGTCCGGACGTAAAGAATATATAGTGCCCGACAATTTCCCACTATGGAGCGTTATATCCGTTTTGTTGGGTCAGATTGCGCCGGGCGTTACTCATTTGCCTACGAGTGAATACAGTGAATTTTTATACGGTGCGACAAACCCAATAACAGGCACCCCGAATCAGACGTTATTAATAACGCCGAAATCTAACATAATAAACGGGATATATAATACACCGGCACAAAAGGCGCCTACTACATTCCAGCAAATTATGTCTATGCTGGCAAATACGTATAAATTGTATTGGTTTATAGAGGATGATAAATTAAGAATAGAGCATATTTTATACTTTAAAAACGGTGGTAGTTACGTTTTATCGCCGGAGACGGTTTTAGATTTAACGCAAATCGCCAACAAGCGGAATTATAAACCGATTGCGTTCGGCCAATCTTCGTATAAGTTTGATAAGCCGGAAATGTCTTCACGGTATGAATTTTCTTGGATGGACGACTGTACTAAAGTTTTTAACGGGTATCCGATAGAGATATTAAGTAAGTATGTAGAAGCGGATAAGCAAGAAGATATAACGGTGTCTAATTTTACTTCCGATATAGATTATATGCTTTGCAATCCTGATAATATAAGTCAAGACGGCTTCGCAATATTTGCGGCTAACTTAGTAGACGGGCAATATAAAGTACCATTTGTTAGTTTAATGTTTGATAATGTGATTTCAGAGCTTCAAAACGGCTTTCTTGCTTTTGTGAATTTACAGCCTACATACTGGATATATGATTTACCAGCGCGTCGGGCGAGAATCAACGAAAAAGAAATCACGGTTAAGGGAATAGAACGAAAGAAAAAACAAAAAGTAGTATTTCCTATTGGGCAAGATGATATAAACCCGAACGGAATTATAAAAACATTTGTCGGAAATGGTCAGATTAGCAAATTATCTGTAAATTTGTCGAGTAGGTCAGCGGAAGCCGAATTAAAATTTAATACGGAGGAGATATGAACGAAAATAATAATTTGAGTGTATTGCCGTGGTACGACAATATAGACGAACAAAACAGCCGGAAAAGTTATGCTTACGGGAATATATACCCGTTGTTTACTCCTGCGCATAGTCTTTTGACTTTTCAGATATTGAGGAAGCCAAACGAGGTATTTAACCCTAACGTTAAATTATATACTAAAGATGGGGTTTTCGTTTTGGATATAACGGAACAAATGGTTTTAACCGGCCTACAATTAGCAAAGCCGGAAAATACCGATAAAATAGAGGTTATTGTGTATCCGGCTTATTTCCCCTTGCAGGAAAAGATACCGATAGGAATGTATTACGCCGTTTTAAATGATGGCGTTAATACATGGTATTCGGACATATTTACGATAATAAATGATTCTGAAAATTATCTGTCGATAGAGTGGTACGATGATGATACGCTATATTGTGATGCAGGTATAATTGTATATAGAAACCCGACATTCAGAAACCGCGTTTATTTCTGTACTGAAATAGGAAAGCCGGATTATACATTTGAGGAAGAAGGCGAAGAAAGGGACGGTTATTTCTTTCCGATTAAACAACTTTCGGAAAAAGTATATCGGTTTAATATCCTTGCGCCTGAATACCTTTGCGATGTTATGCGTTTAATCCGGTTAAGCGACCATATTAGTATAAAGGACAGTTTCGGACGTTTATATAAATGCGATACGTTCCTATTTACGCCAAAATGGGAAACGCAAGGCGATTTAGCCTCCGTAGAAATTGAGTTCCAAACTAATACAGTTGTTAAGAAATTAGGTAGCGTCTTTCGTGGCGACTTTAATAACGACTTTAATAACGACTTTAATATTAAACCAAACGAAAACGAATTTAATAACCTCTAAAATTAAAAGTTATGGCATACGACCAAATCAAAGAGAGTATAAAAGCTGTTATCAAGGAAAACGGCAATTATGAGATAACCGGGAATGTACTTCAGGCGGTTTTATTATCAATGGTGGACACATTGGGGCCAGAGTATCAATTTTTAGGCATTGCTACAAAAAGTACGGTTCCCGTTGTGGTAGAAGGAAATTCTTTCTATATCACTGTAGAAGTAGGTACCTATACGAATTTTAAAAATTCGGGAAATACTGCTATTACTGTTAATCAACTTGGTATATTAACAAGTACAAACGGTACAGTATGGAATTTTACACCTATTTTTATAGGCGTTTCTAAAGGAGGCGGTGAAGTGTTTAATGATTATGATAATAATACAGCGGTCGGAAATAATTCCCATGCGGAAGGCGCAAAAACGAATGCATCGGGGAATAATAGCCATGCAGAAGGGAATGGGGGGACCGCGGCCGGAACTAATTCACATGTCGAGGGGTTAGAAACAAATACAGCGGGCGCGAACTCTCACGCAGAAGGACAACTTACTAACGCAAGTGGTGTTAATTCTCATGCGGAAGGCCAAGAAACGGCGGCGGCCGGTGTTAATTCTCATGCGGAAGGATTCCAAACCCATGCAAACAAGGAAAATTCGCATGCAGAAGGGCGTATTACTGTGGCTGATGGTGATGCGTCACACGCCGAAGGGGATGAAACACAAGCGGCCGGCAAATGGTCGCACGCGGAGGGCTATATGTCTTTAGCCGAGGGAATAGCATCTCACGCAGAAGGACAGCATACCACCGCGTCAGGCGATTATTCCCACGCGGAGGGCACGAGTACACGCGCATCATATATTAACGCTCATGCCGAAGGACAGGAAACAATGGCCGGTGCAGCGAATGCTCATGCCGAAGGACAGGGGACAGTAACGGCAGAAGTAGGTGGCCATGTTGCCGGTACGTATAACGCCGTGGTCGCAAATGGTCTGTTTAATTTTGGTATCGGTTCAAGCAATGATAAGCGTAAATCGGCTATGATTATAGACGGAACTAACGGAAAAGTCTATTTTGTTGATGCCGGAGGGTACGATGGCGGTACAAGTATTGCAAACGCTAAAAGCATTCAGGATATTCTAAAGGATAGCGGAGGGGTAGAAATAGAGCAATTAGATGAATCTTTCAATTTCAATACAAACGCCCAATTTGATGTATTTGATAATATAGAAGACGGTCTACATATCTATGTAGGCACGTACCGTGCGCAAAATACGCAGATAGCTCGCATGTTGCGTATAACACAATACACCGAAGCAGGCGAGTCTAAAGTACAATATTTTGAATATCAGGAAGAAGTCGGCGCTACATCATGCTCATTTATTAACGCATCAGTAATTAGAACTGAATCGGAGGGTTCCTGGTCATGGGCAAAAAGAGCCTATGAACTTAGAATGTATATGCAAGCTATCCCGACCAATAAGGGCGCACTTTCGGATAGTGATAAAGTTATTTTAGATAGGCTTATAGCTTTGGTACTATATAGCGATGCTATTACAAGTTTCTTCTATTTTAATAATAGTAGTGAACTTGTGCCTATGACGTTGGCAAGAACAAACCTACAACAACAACAAGTACTGGAATTTACCGGAATAGCCACGGGGCGAAAGGTAATATCTTTAAAGGCTATACGAACAAATGTAGGTGGAAGTATAAATTACTCTAATTGGTCGGTTACTACTGTATTCTTAGACCAAATTAAGGAGATTGCAACACAGGCTGACAATTTAGCAAAGAATATATATGTACTTAATAAATTACTTACGCAATCTGATGAGTTCGGAACAAAAACGATAAGCATAACTTCACAAATAGAATCTATGATTGGAGGCTCCTATATAGACGTAATACAAGAACCTATACGAGATAATAGGAAGATATTTGTTAGCGTGCTATCAAACAATGACCGAAAAGACTTAATCGTATGGAATCTGAAAACGGTAGGTAATTTCCAAGGTGGGAATAATGATAACGGGGAATTGGTTTTCTCCACTATGTACACCAATCCGGAAAATTATTCGGTAGTAAGACGGTATATTAAATTGGTCATTACTAATAGCAAGTTTACGATAATGACCATAACAACCGACGCGCCTATACAAAATATTTATAAGCCATTGTTAAATGTCGGTTTAGATACCTTTAGGGCTAAATCCGGCAGTACAATGACCTTAGCAGAAATAAATTCTGCCGGAATAACTGCACTCGATGTATTAGATTTTAGAGACGGCGTAAAGACAATGATACGCGATTCTGACGGATACGATAAAAATACTTTGTTCCTAAGCGGAATGTATTATGAAAATAATTCGACTTGGTCGTTATCTTTTGAAAGTCGTATTATAGATGAGTTCGCGAATGTGGGCGGTATTAAAATAGGGTCATTTCTTAGCATTGATAGCATAGGCGAAGAAACGTTTAAAATAGAATATGGAGAAGTATGAAAATCGATTGGGAATATTTTAGATTTATAGCAGTATCGGCATTTAGTCCGATACTTGCTTATTTCACACCAACAAAGGGCTTTTTTATCGCTTTGGTTGTGATGTTTGCTTTTAATGTCATTGCAGGCATGCGTGCGGACGGTGTTAGTATAGTAAGGTGCAATAATTTCTCCATGAGAAAATTTAAAAACTCTTTGGCCGAATTATTGCTGTATATTGTTTTGTTATATGCTGTTTATATTGCCATTTCTCAATGTGGCGACTTAAAAGGTGCATTAATGGCTATGAAATCACTTACGTATGTTTTATTATATGTATATTTGTGCAATGGCTTGAAGAACTACGTAAAAGCATATCCGCAAAACATAGGATTAAGGATAATATACCATGTAGTCCGGTTAGAATTTACGCGCATTATGCCTTCGTACTGGAAGCCTATTATAGAGAGATGCAAAGAAGAAATGGAAAATAAAAAGGAGGTCAAGGAATGAAACAGAATTTTATACCGATATTAGACAATGGACACGGTATCGAAACAGCCGGTAAACGTTCGCCAGTTTGGGACGATGGTACGCAGTTGTTTGAATGGGAGTTCAACCGTGATATAGTCAAGCGTGTTAGTTCGATGTTAGAGGCAGAAGGCATTCAGTATAGAATATTAGTACCGGAGACAAAAGATGTATCTTTGTCGGCACGTTGTAAGCGTGCAAACGCGATATATTCAGAGACCTCCGGTAAATGCTTTCTTATAAGCGTACACGCAAACGCAGGCGGTGGCACCGGTTGGGAGGCTTATACGTCCGCCGGCCAAACAAAAGCCGATTTGATAGCAACGGAACTATATAAAGAGGCTGAAAAAGAATTTGCTCCGGACGGTTGGAAAATACGCAAAGATACAAGCGACGGAGACCCCGACAAGGAAAGCCAATTTTATATATTAAAACACACCAAATGCCCGGCGGTGTTAGTGGAAAATTTCTTCTTTGATACCCGCAAAGATTGTGCTTTTATTCAGTCGGAAGACGGACGGAATAGAGTTAGTAAAGTGATTTTTGAAACTATTAAAAGTGTTTGTTATGGAAGAGTTATTTAAAAGAATCGAAGTAGACGTTTATAAAATGGGGAATGAGGGAGCTATACATTTGGCTCCTATCCTAAATGATATGGTTTTACACTCTTATCCTTTGATATTGCAGGATTTCATATTAGACCAAACCGGAAAGACGTTGGATATTGACGAATTTACGGAAATAACCGGATTTTCGGGCGATATGATGAAGTATATTATAGAGAATCATTTAGCCGTAAACGTATTCATTCAGGGCGAAAACTTGATTATAAAGGCGACCGCTTTTTCAATAGAAGACGATATGTTTTATATTGAATATAATCATGCCGGAGATAAAAAAGCCCTTCAAATCACGTTAAGCGGTGATACGTTCCAAATACTTGTAAAAGATATTGATTCAGTGGGGGGGTAACTATTTAACAAAGGATGATATTATAAATAGCTTAGATTCATTAGATGCCCAAAAAGTATTAGCGGCAAGTCAGGGATATGTATTAAATGAATCTATATTTCCGTATTTTGATATAAACGGTAGTAATTGGCATGGGCTGCTATTAGAGGATATAAATAATACAACTCCGATAGAAGAAATAAATGAAGTATATGCAAGTAAATTTGAAGAAATGGGTAAATTAATGTTGCGTGAGCATATATTAGTAATTTGCGCTTCCCAAAACAATAACTATAGTGTTATGATGGCTTCTTATAGTTCCGAAAACTATCAAGGAAATACAAGGTATCATTTAGATTTTAATAGTTTGAGAGGTGATAGTATTGCAATTAACCTAATAGTTAGTGAGAATATGGACGAAGTAATACAAGTATTAAATACATAAATGAAGAAAATAATAATAATATTAGGTGTCTTAGTTGTTGTTTTAGTGGCTTATTTCCTTAATGTAAGGGTAAGCCAACTAAAACACGATAGAGACACCTATAAACGTAATAACGCGGTATTATTGAACGATGTGAAGTATTATCGGGCTTTAGATAGTTTGAACGCCGCAAAAGTTGGGGTTTTGGAGCTTTCCATTCAGGATTACGAAAGGTTCATGAAGGAAGATGCAGACTTAATAAACAAACTAAAGCGGAAAAATGAGGAACTACAAAATTTTAGTAAGATTCAAGCCGAAACTATTATAAAGATTAGAGCACAGGTAAAAGATAGCCTTATATATATACCAGGCGATACGGCCTACCAATCGATACCTTGTGTATCTTTTCGTGATTCATGGACCAATATAGAGGCGTGCGTATATAACGATACCTTAATAGGAGACATTCAAATAAGGGATAGTTTAATATTGTACGAGACTATTATATATAAGCGTTTTTTAGGCGTCTTATGGAAAACAAAAAAGATAAAAGAAAGAAGCTTTAATATAGTCTCTAAAAATCCATATACAGAAATAAAAGGCGTAGAAGTTGTATCTATCCGGAAATAAATATATCTTTGTAGTGCTTAGTTAATAGTTAAGGAGTTTTTTCATCATCTGTTTTTTAGGTATTAGTGGAGGGCGGTTTTCCGCCCTCTTTTTATTTTGGCTTTAAAAAATCAATTCTAAGGCATTTTTCTTGTTGGGGGTATATAAATACATTGTTTCGATTAGAAAGTAGCTTAAATTTAAAATTCGCCTGAAATAAGTGTTATTTTAATGACTTATTTTTTTTTTTGAAAAAAATCCCTCTTTTTTTAATCTAAAATTTGCACGTTTAAAATAAACGCACTATCTTTGTAGTGTCAAACAAAGAAAGCCCCCACCGGTTGACTAAGAGTATCCAAAACGACCGGTTATAAGGCGAAAGCCGTAAGAGGAGAAAGATGGACAGTATCTCCGAAGGGTTTAATGAGGGTTCGGTATCCGATTAAATGAAGCTATAAAGCCCAAAGCTTTCTAAGTTAGACAACAACCGGCCGGACGGGTTTCCGGAAAACTAAAAAATAACTGATATGAAGTGTAACGTTGTAGAAGGGACTAATTTAATAAGCATATATAACGGCTTAAATTATTCCACAAGAGAGGTTAACCGCAATTTTAAAATAAAAGTTAGTGGCATTGTAGGCGATACGAAATATCATTGTTTGGTAGGCGTGTACGGTTTATTAAATATTGTCGGTTGTGAGATGGCTAATAAGTTATTATCTCGTGCCTTCAGGAGTAAAGAGGATAAACAAGTATGTAAATTGAGACGCGGAATTAAAATAACGTTTTATTGTTATTAATAGATATGGGACATCACATAGAAGAAAAGAAACGAATAGAACAGCCTAAAAGGGTAGCTTATGCAATAAAGGAACTCAATAGATTAGGCTACGAAGTTGTACAAGTAGATAGCACTACATTGCGTTTTAATTATTGTGGCGCAGTTATTACTGTGTTTCCTTATACTGGTTGGTTCACGGGAAAAACTGTAAAGGATGGAAGGGGTATAAAAAATCTAATAAGGCAAATAAGAGGCTGATAGGTAAACAAAATAAAAAACCTATCAGCCAAGAAAAAGAGAGTTTCACTTTATAGACGCCACAAAGATACTATATAAATTATATATCCTCTATCAAGAATATAAAAAATTATATATTTATACGAGTGGTTAAAAATAAAATTGCACATGTTATATTTAAATATTAAATTTGCATAATCAAAGGAAAGGGAGAGAAATGAAAGTAAAAGACGATAAGAATTTAAAGCATTTGGCCGACAGAGCCAGTAAAACGCCGGAAACAATATCAAGTATTATTATTGATTATTGCCCGAAATGGGATATATTAATAAATGATTCTTTTTATTTCGGTAAAACTCTCCATGAATGTATAGATTTAGATACATTGATATTAAATATATTAGATGTGTTTAAAGATATGGGAATAAGCCGTATAAAATATAGTGATTATATGGCCTTAATGAATCTAACATTATTAGGTGATGGGGACTGCCCCGAATGCGGTTCTTTTATGGAGGTTACGGATTACGAATGTAGTTTATATGATGATGAAGAGCCGCCTAAATGGGTAGAAAAAATGTGCCCTAATTGCGGACTATATATTAATGATAAACCAAGAATTTTTTAAAACTTATAGAAATGAGATTGAAAGTAAATGAAGCTATTGCCCAATCAGAGGCTAACGGAAAGAAAGTGTTAAAACAAGAAATCGCGAAAAAGTTATTTAGTGGCGCGAATGAAAACACGCAACGCGTAAACATGTCAAATTTATGCAGAGGAAAGACGCAAAGAATTAAGCCGGAATGGATTAATATTATTTGTCATGAATGCGATTGTACGCCAAACTTTCTTTTCGGATTTGAATAAATGACGCATGCGAGTTTATTTAGTGGAATTGGTGGTTTTGATTATGCTGCCGCCTTATTAGGATGGATTAATATTTTTGATTGCGAAATAGATGCTTTTTGTCGTAAGGTTTTAGAGTATCATTTCCCTAATAGTGTGCATTATGGAGATATTACAAAACAAATATTTAAGGAATGGCGGGGGAAAATCGACGTGCTTTCCGGAGGGTTCCCTTGTCAGCCCTTCAGTTTGGCCGGACAACGAAAAGGAGCGGATTAAATGTATTCCGTATAATGAACAGACAAAGCATTTATTAGGTACTAAAAATGATATATAAAATAAAGTCGTATAATTATGCCGATAAGCGAAGTATATAATATAGACTGTATGGAGTATATGAAAGATATTCCAAACGCTTTTTATGATTTAGCAATAATAGACCCTCCCTACGGGATAGGTGAAGATGGATTAAAAAACCATTCGCGAGGCAATAGAGCAAAAGCAAAACAGTACACGCCTAAAACATGGGATAGAGCTAAACCCCAAAAACATTTATTTGATGAATTAATGAGAGTGTCAAAGAATCAAATAATATTCGGTGCAAATCATTTTATATCACAAATACCGTATGATAGTCCGTGCTGGGTCGTATGGGATAAGAAAAACGGGAAAACAGATTTTGCGGACTGTGAATTAGCGTGGACCTCTTTTAATAAATCTGCGAAATTGTTTGCTTTTAGATGGAGCGGATTTCTACAAGAGGATATGAAAAATAAAGAGGTGAGGATACACCCGACGCAGAAACCGGTCGCCTTATATAAATTCCTATTAGAAACATTTGCTAAACCAGGGAATAGGATTTTAGATACTCATTTGGGTAGCGGGAGCAGCCGAATAGCCGCCTATAAAATGGGTTTTGATTTTTGGGGAACTGAAATAGACGAAGAATATTTCAATATGCAGGAAAAACGCTTTAGGGAAGAGTGTTTGGGCGAAGTGATACTGAAAAACGGCAATGTATATAAACAAAAAGAACTATTTGAATTATGAATTTAGATAAACAGGCTTTTGCCAGTGGTGCAGAATGGATGAAAAAATATTTTTCGTGGATAAGCGTAAAAGAACGTTTGCCGGAAGAAGGGCAGCGTATTTTAGTAGGCTTCTTGTTTTACTATAAATATTATGATAGGGAGGCAGAATCACGTAGGTATGTAGATATATTTACATATAAAAATGGCGTGTGGGTTAGAGATAATGGGGAATCCTATCCGGGGAAGGAACTTACAAGGCGAGATATTAAAGTTATATGCTGGCAACCTATTCCTTCTTTTGATGAAATATTAGAAGCTAATAGGGATGTTTTGGAACGGATTAAGGAGAAAGGCGATTAATTATGATACAAAAAAAGGAAATAGATATTTCTAAAAAAAAGTTTGCGCGTTTAAAATATAAATTATATCTTTGCATTGTTGAAAGTTCAACAACCGGCCGGACGGGTTTCCGGAAAACAAAAAATAACTGATATGAAAAAACGTATATTATCTGTATTAGAAAGATTGGTTAAGTATGCCTTATCTAATAAGTTTCAGTTAAAAGCTATTTTGATTCTGTTTAGCTTATTTGGGCTTGTTTTTATCTGTACGTCTTTCTATAATCCAGCTTTATTATTTTTGGCCTTGCCATGTATAATTACTGTGATTGCATGTGTTAACGAACTAAATAAAAAATAATCATGAAAGAAAAAGAAATTAAGTCGCCGTTTTCATTAGAACAAAATGAAGATGAAGTATTTGAAATTTATCCGGGTATGACTGCGGAAGAAATGAAAGCTTTATTTTTCGATTCTACTGCATTGATAGAGCCGGAATACAAGCTGTTTCAACTCAATAGCAACGGGCAAAGGTATTATTATCTATTTGATGATACAGGAACTCCGAAATTTTATCCTTCTGTAACTACGATTTTATCACAAACATTACCTAAATCGCCTTTTCTGATTAATTGGATTGCGGAGAAAGGTATAGAAGAAGCGGAAAGGTATAGAGACGAACGCGCAGCCTATGGTACATTTATGCACGCTGCGTTTGAGGAACTATTAATAAACCGTGTTTATGATTTAGACGGCTTAAAAGATAAACTAAAAGCGTATATAGAGAATAAAAGCCTTCCTAACGACTTTATTTATTATGCAGACCAACTTAAAAAAGATGTGTTAGCGTTTGCCCAATTTATAACGGATTATGATGTAAAGCCGTTAGCAGTGGAGATTGCCTTAGCGCATCCAATCGGTTACGCTGGCATGATTGATTTAGTTTGTACTATGTTAGTGCGTCCAGGGAGTAATGAACGGATAAACGCAATAGTAGACTTTAAAAGCGGTCGGAAGGGTTTTTATGAGGAAGCCGAAATACAGGCGCATTTCTATAAAAAAATGTGGGAAGAAAATTATCCGGATACTTCAATAGAAAGAGTATATAATTTTAGTCCGAAAGATTGGCGCAAAAATCCTACTTACAATTTGAAAAATCAAACAGATAGCCCTAACGCCTTGAAAATTCCGGCATTATTAGAATTGGCTTCTATTGAAAACGAAAAGAAAGACAATGTTTTCACGGTCGTTAGTGGCGTTATTGATTTGGATTCAGATTCTAATTTGAATGAAAATATAACTTCCTTAACTTTATCTGATTTAGTGAAAAGCAAAAAATCAGATAAGAAAGAAATTGTACCCGAAAAGAATATTTCTAATATAGATGATGAAGAAAAAGACAACAAGCCCAATAAACGCACAAAAAAGCCTTCCACGGCGGTAAAATCCCAAAAAGGAGCTACCATACGCAAAAAGGAAGAAAAGGCCGCAGAATCAAAAAAAAGAGAGAATAAACAAGTGATTAAAAAATTATTGAATGATAATTTAGAGATATGAGAAAGATAATAAGATATATACTTTCACTGATGCCGCATCGTGAAACAAAAGTTTCATATTTTGAGTATATGCACGAAATTAATCCAAGCTGTAAGGATGGATGGTATATAAAACAGATATGCCCGATGCGGAAGACTGATTATAACGGATATAGTAAGACTTATTTTTATGTTTTATTTGAAAGGGTTGTATATGGTAAGTGGGAGAATAAAAAAACAGATTCCGAAAACAAATAAACTTATATTCCCCCGAATAGGATCTATTTGTGTAGGCTTGAAAAATGATAAAGGACTGCCGCAAAGTGTGGATTACTTTATAGCAAGGGGGAAATATGCAGGGCTATTTCACAAAGTATATGGAGATAGGCCGCAGACTATACAAATAATATTTCCGGATGATGAAGCGCAAAACGTATGTAATGAATCGTATGAATATAGAAACGACGCAGGAGAACGTGTAGCGTATGGCGATGGCGAGACGTTCCATATTTGGGACGGTATGCAATACACAGCATTAAATGTGAATGAATATCCCAACTTAATGGAAAATGTATCTAAAAAGTATCCTAATAGACGCACAAGACGGGGAGATAATGGGTGGGATATAACACTAACTATGACTTTTATAATACCCTTAATAAAGGGAATCGCCGGAGTATGGACATTTGTAACAAAGGGAGCCGCCTCAACTATTCCCAATATACGCGATATTTTCGATGCCGTGTTATATGAAAGGGGATTTGTTCGGGGGATTATATGGGATATGAATGTACAATTTTGTATATCGCAAAAGCCCGAAAGCCATTCACGGTACCCGGTTGTTTCAATAGTTCCAAATGAAAGCGATGAAAATATACAGAAAATAAAAGAATCATATAAACCATTTAAATTAATAGATAAATGAATATGGAATCGAAAGAGTTTTTAAGGAATGAGAGTGTAGACGTGAGACGTAGCGCAGCCGGTAACCCGAATACGTCCGGTGCCGTGTTGGCCGAATTGGCCAAGGATTCAGATAACGACGTGAGACGTAGCGCAGCCGGTAACCCGAATACGTCCGGTGCCGTGTTGGCCGAATTGGCCAAGGATTCAGACTGGAGCGTGAGAAGTAGCGCAGCCGGTAACCCGAATACGTATGAGCCTATAAAGTATAAATTTATAGTTACCAAAACATACGTAGCAACAAACGGGACAAATCATATATGGTATAAACATAATTATCCCAATATAGAGCCGTTTTATACTTGTGGATGTTTTTGCGGTTCCCGTAAGGCTTTAATATCTCGTTTTTATTCTACGGACTGTTGTATAGACCCATCTATACGGATGCGAATACTTTCTGCTTTAGATGAAAAGTTTAAGGAAGTTTTTGGACGATAAAATAAAAATAGTATATTTGCAAAAGAAAAGGCGTTATAATCCGTCCACATTATAGCGTTAAATGAAAAATATTAAATGCGGGTGAGTAGGAGTGGACGCCGAAAGCCCTGCATTTTTTTTATTATATGGAATATAGCTTATTAATAGACCAAAATTTCGCATGTAGGAAAGATTTAACATTAACGGAAGCCGCATGTATGGCGGTTGTATTTACTTTCCCTCGTTGGTGCAATAGTTATTGTATTGATGGTGTTACATATTACTGGTATTCGGAGCAAAAAGTATCAGAAGATTTTCCTTTAGTATTTGGATGTGCTAAACGCGTTCAGAAAAACCTAAAAGCCCTTGCGGATAAGGGGTATTTCATTCTTAGCAAGTTAGGAAATAAAAAGGTTATTGCATTTACGGATAAATGCAGGCTCTATGGGAAATTAGAACCCGAAAACGATCAGGATTTAGACCGAAAACGGACTGAGGAACCCGAAAACGATCAGGATTTAGACCGAAAACGGACTGAGGAACCCGAAAACGATCAGGATTTAGACCGAAAACGGACTGAGGAACCCGAAAACGATCAGGATTTAGACCGAAAACGGACTGAGGAACCCGAAAACGATCAGGATTTAGACCGAAAACGGACTGAGGAACCCGAAAACGGTCAGGATTTAGACCGAAAACGGACTGAAAGTGGACCGAAAACGGTCCGCGCCTTATATATGAATACTATTAGTAACAATGACTATAATAACAATAAATCAAATAACGCAAAAAATGGCTTTTTTGCTTTCGTTGGCGATATACCACAAAAAGAGGAAGGAGAAAAAATACGCGGAACGTCGGAAAAGAATAAATGTCTTTTTGAAAAAAGCCGTTTCTTTGATTTTGAATTATTCCGCAAGTGTTTCAATACGCCGGAATTTGAGAAAGTCGATTTAGTGTATTATTACAACGTCGTAAAAGATTGGAGCGCGAGCAAAGGACGTATGCAAAAAGACTGGATAGCGCAAACACGAAACATTATAAGGGCTGATTATAGGCGAGGCCAGATAAAATATACTTCCGATTCAGGCGAGGAAAAAAGCGTGATACTTGGAAATAGCGGACTATCTTACGACGATTTGTTAGGTGTGTTAAATGAAGATTTTGAATAAGTATGAAAGAGATAGAATTATATAAAGAGCATCAACCTTTAGCGATTATAAAGCGTCGCGAACTATTCAAAGAAATAAAAAGGGAAGATTTGTCGGATATAGACTATCAGATATTTAAAGCGTCAACCAAAATACAGATAAAAGGCACGCCGCAGGAAGTTTTAGTCGCTAATTTTTCGCGTATATTTAAGTTGATTGCTATTGATGTAGGGTATGTAATACCAAAAAGTGAAACAGATTGGCAATATATACAGTCGCGCATTTTATCCATGCTCGTGAAGTATTACTCATATCTTACACTATCTGACATTATGACTGCGTTTGAACTTTTAGCCGTTGGGGAGTTGAATGATTATCTGCCGCGAAACAGTTCCGGTAATGCGGATAGTGGACACTATCAACAATTTAACGCGAATTATTTTGGCAAAGTATTGAACGCATTTATAAAAAGACAAAATGTAACTTTTGAGAGGATTTATAAGATTGCAAAACGAAAAGAAATTCCAATTATAGACCCAATTAAAGAAATTCAGATTACACGAAATAAGAATAGGGTTTATTTCTTGGAATATAAATACACTGGCCGTTTAAGAATGTCATTAGTTGGCGAAAGACTTTGTTTTGATTGGTTGCATCGTTGCGGTTTTGCTGATGGCGTTAAGGTTACGGAAAAGGAAGAAATTTCTGCCTATCATGAATATATGCGGCGTGTCTCTATTGGTCTGATTAATAAATATACCGCGTTGAACGTACAGAAGAAGGGCTTAAAAGCTGATGATTTGACGGTAATAGCGCATAATATAGCCCGTTTGAAAGCTATAAAGAAGGCTTTCGATTATATGGTAAAGAATGAAATACAGATAGATAAATATATAAACGTATGAAAGTGAATTGTATTATAGGGATAGACCCCGGAGCTAATGGTGGAATCGCGGTGTATCGTGTTTATGGGCAAAAGGTTGATGTTTTAAAGATGCCTAAAGAGCTGTCAGATTTGACGGATTATTTGCGCTATATAAAGAGTATTTGCTGCCCTATTATATTTCTTGAAAAATTAAACGTTAGGCCGGACGATGTCGTACAACAAACGGAAGATAGTTTAAATTTGGGAAAACTATATAGGATACAAAAGATGTTAGCACAATACGAAAAACTAAAAATATTAATAGAATTGTGCGGAATCCCTTTTGTTATGGTGCATCCGATAAAATGGCAAAGTGAATTAAAAATTAGAATCATTAAAAAAGGGTTTCATGAAGAAAAATCAGACCGGAAACGGAGATATAAAGAAATAGCCGGTAGATTATATCCGAATATAACGCCTACTTTGTGGAATGCTGATGCCGTTTTGATTATGCACTTTGGCCGGTATATGTTACAGAATAAATTAAATTGGGTTTTAGAAAATATTCCGGAAAAAGTGCAAAAGGAGTTATTTTAATTACATCTTAATTTCTAAAAAAAAGTTTGCGCGTTTAAAATATAAATTATATCTTTGCATTGTTGAAAGTTCAACAACCGTCTAAGCGGATTCTTAGTATTAAAACAAAAAAGAGAGTATGATAATTAAAAGATTAGAACTTGTAAATTTTCAAGTTATTAGCGAGTTTAACGCCGATTTTGAAGGTAATGTCTATTTTATTACCGGAGATAATGAGTTAGGCAAAAGTACTGTTTTAAAAGCGATTGGAGCTTTGCTTACTGGAGCGCGAGATGCCGTATTAAAAAATGGCGAAAATAAAGGTTTTGCGCGAATGGTTATCGGAGATGATGGCGAGGAGTATAAGGTTGAATTACGTTATACTAAATCTAATCCACGCGGAACGCTTTCAATAACTCAAAAGAGTAGTGGTATGCGTTCTGATAATGTAAGTATGTTACAGAAAATATTCGGTTATACCGATTTTGATGCTGTAGAGTTTTCGAGATGGTCAGAAACGGCAGAAGGGAGACGGAAACAAATAGAAGTTGTTAAGTCCTTATTACCGGAAAAAGTGCGTAAAAGGATAGCCGAAATAGATTCCGAGATAATAGATTTGAAAGACAAACGTTTGTTTTCAAATCGTGAATTAAAGCAATATAACGCGTTATGTGCAGAGGCCGAAAATAATTTATCGCCCGGCGATGTGGAAAAATTCACAGTTCCGAAAGATATAACCACATTGATGCAGGAGCAACAAGTCACTGCGCAATTAATAGAAAAGGCTAAGACAGTACGCGCCAGTCGTGAACAGCGTATAATACAATTATCAGCTATCCCCGAACGGATAAAGCAAGTAGATGAGGATTATTTAAACAAGATAGAAAATATAAAATCTCGTTTAATAGAAGCTCGTAAAGCGTATGAAGAAAGATTGGCTTTAGCAGAGAAAGCGTATAAGGAAGCGCAAGACATGTTAACAGAGGATTCTAAACAAGTAGAAACCGACAAAGCGAATCAGTTAAAAAGCATAGAGGAAGAAAGGGTCGATTTAGAAAGACGTAAGGCGAATGCTGATAAATGGTTAGAAGAATACGAAAAAGACAACCCTGAAAAATTGGATACTGCAGAACGTCTAAAGGCCGCAGAAGAATATAATAAAAAGTGTCGTATTGTATCCGAATACAAAGAGAAGGTAAGGTTGCGCGATTCCGTTGCGAAGGATGTTGATGCAATGGAAAAGAGGTTAGAGAAATTAGCTTCAGAACGAGAGAATTTAATATCAGATTCTAAACTTCCTATTTCCGGCCTATCATTTACTAACGAAGGTTTAGAGTTAAACGGCGTGCCATTTATTGCCGGTAAGGTGTCAGATAGTCAAATAATGGAAGTAGCGGCTAAATTGATTATAGCAAGTAACCCAACGGTTAAGGTATTCCGGATTGCACGCGGCGAAAGTTTGGGGCAAAACAGATTACAGGCTATTATAAATATCGCAAAGGAGAACGGTTTCCAGGGCTTCATTGAAGAGGTTAAACGCGGACAGGATGAGTTAATAATAGAAGAATATACGGAAAATGAATAAGGAATTAATACAGGACTTACAAAATTGGGCGGCAGAATATGAAACCGCCCAATTTATAGAGAGCGACCCTATACAGATACCCCATAGGTATAACCATCCGTTAGACATTGAAGTATCAGCCTTTGTTACTTCTTGGTTGTCTTGGGGAAATCGTGAAGCGATTATACGCAAGGCCGATTTTGTAGATTCTGTTATATTTGAGGGGCACCCTTATAAATATATAACAGAGTTGAGAAAGGACGGAAGTACGCCATTTGATTGCTATAAGGATAATGTCTATACGTTATACCGCACTTTCAAATATGCGGATTTCTACGAGTTATGCCTGCAATTAAGACGTATATACCAAAAACATAAAACGTTAGAGGATTTAGTAAAAGCTGATGATTTGACTTATAATTTCAAATATTATTTCGGCCATATAAAAGGGTTTCCGGATATAGAAACTAAATCTTCATGCAAGCGATTAAATATGTTTTTGCGGTGGATGATTAGACGCGGACCGGTAGATTTTGGGTTATGGAATGTAGACCCGATAAATTTAATTATTCCATTAGATACACATGTGATAAAATCCGCGTTAAGATTAGGTTTAATAAAAAGACGTACTCCGGATATGCAGACTGCATTACAGCTTACAAACACACTAAAGGAAGTGTTCCCTAATGACCCAGTTAAGGGTGATTTTGCTTTATTTGGTTCCGATATAAAACGAAAATAAGATGAAAGTAAAAGAAATGACGATAAGCGATGTACTCCAAACCGTTGTATTTAAGAATGAATTAGGGCGTTTATTATCTGAATTGGACTATATCAGGGAAGACGCGCGAGGGCTTAAAGGTGGCCGGTTACGTTCGCATCCTATTGATAGGCTTAAAAATGATGGCGTTTGGAATAAGACAAAATTTATAGAGGTTTACGAACAAACTATGAATAAAACTTCAAACTACCCTAAAACAGTCCGAACATTTATTCTTAGTGTAGGCGGAGAGGCATTTAATAAAACGATGAAAATACTTTTAGAGAATGAAAAAAAGGTGTTTCAGTCTGACGGGGACAATAAATAATAAAGGCCGTCTTTTAATGTATATGGATGAAATAAACAGTTTCTTTGCCTTACATAAGGGGTGCAGAGTTATTGCAAATTTCCACATAGCATCAAAAGGTAGCTCCGCCGCCTTAAAGGGGTATTATTTTAATTGTGTAGTACCTTCTTTTAAGTCGGCCTTTTGGGAAAATGGCGAGCGTTTAACCGATGAACAAACGGAGAAAAGATTGCGTGAAATGTCCCCTATCATGTACGAACAAAATGCAGACTTAGATACCGGTAAGTACAATACACGGATAAAGTCGGTTGCGGAACTAAGTAATGCAGAACTCGTTGAGCATATAGAAACATTAAAGCAAATTGCTGCCGAAGATTTCAGTATATATATAGAGGACCCTAAAACAATTTAAAATGTTCTGTAAGTGCCATAAACACCGTAAATGTTACCCGTTAAAAAGTTGGCGTATTATACGATATAAATATACGCCCCACGGATTTAGCCGGTTGAAATGCCTTAAATGTGGCTGTGTGTGGGTGGCGCATGCAGAATATGTAAAAAAGACAATTAATATAGAACAACAAAAGGAGTTATTTTATGAATAAGAACGTATTAGATAATATTTGTTTCTATGATGTAGAAACTACTGGCATTCCCTCTAAGGGGGCTAAATGGGATGAAGATTTTGAAACATTCCCTAATATTGTGCAAATTGCATGGGTAATTAATGGCAAAGAAAGAAGCTTTATTATATATCCTGAATTTTGGGATATTCCGGAAGAATCAATCGCAATACATGGTATTACTCAGCTAAAAGCTTTAGAGAATGGCGTAAGGTTCGCAGATATTATAGGCGAATTTATAGAGGACTGTTTAAAGGCTCGTTTGCTGATAGGTCATAACATATACTTTGATACGTCCATAATAAAAGCCATGATTCTCCGTTTAATGGGAAAGGAGTATTATGAGAGTAAAAACGTAGAAGATGCACTTTTCAAGGGAAAACGCATTGATACTATGATGAAAACCATTAAGTTTGTAGGAGCATTAAAAGAAAACGGCAAGCCGGGGAAATTCCCTAAACTATCTGAACTTTATGAAAAGTTATTCCCCGGCGAGCAATTCCCGGCGCATAATGCTTTAGATGATGTAAGGGCGTTAGTTCGTTGTGTGCCTGTATTGGTAGATAAGGGCGTTATCGAGTTGAAGCCAAAGGAATACGAGCCGGAGCAGTTAAAGGTCAAATTTGAAAAAGAAACGAAACCAACAAAGAAAACAAAGAAAGTAAAACGTTCAATAGAATTTAATGACCCCTCGCCGGTATTAACGCCGATAAATAGTGTGCCGGAGGTGGTTGATGATACAAGTACAAACATTAAAGCCTTATTAGGCGAAAATGATTTTTAATTTTTAAAAAAGACATTTATGGCAGAAAATGTGATGTTAATTCCGAATGAGAAATCCTTTGTTTTGTCAAAGGTAAAATTAGTAAAAGATGGAGGATTAGATGTACATTATGAGGTGACAGAAGTCTCCGGAAATGAAAGCTACACTAATAAGTATCATGTAGAGAGCGCAAAAGATATACATCCCGATTTGCGCAAATACTTTGAACGCTTGCGGCCTATTATGGGACGTATATTTAATATTACGTCGTTCCTGTCGGTTATTGAATCCACGGACTTCAAGGCTAACAAAAAACAGCAGGAGTTTGCGCGTGATTATGCCGACGAAGTTCTTAAAAATATAGAGGTTCGCGGCGTGTCTTTGAGTGGGCAGGATGATAACGTAGGTGTTATTCTTACGGGGTTATATACCGTCTCTAATAACATGAAAACGGCCATTAATAGCCCACGCATTAAATTAAGCTCTGTTAGTTTCGGGTTTGAAGAAGAATTAGAAGATATTCTTTCCGAAATCGAAAGCGAAGTTTATTTGTTCCTGTTTAAAGGGAAACGGGCGCAATTATCATTGTTTGGCGAGGATGGAGAGCCAACTCCGGAGGCCGACGCTGAAACATATCAGGCTGACGACACAGAGCCGGAAGAAGAGGATGACGATACAGAAGAAGAATATTAAAAATGATTCAGATTAGAGACCGAGAAGAATATGACTACGTAACTAAGAGGGGCTTTAAGCCTCTCTTAGATTACAAACATTTCAAAATGGATATAAGGTTACGCATAGAGATACAAAAGGAGCTTTTCGGGCGTGGCGTTATTGATACGATGAAAGCAAATGAGAAGTTTTTCCGTTGGATTTGGGCGAATAAACCGCATTATTGCGAAGAATGTTTAAAGCCATTATGGAATTATTCCGCAGTTTATTGTTCCCATATTTTAACCCGTGGAGCATACCCCGAAATGGCGCACGATGCAAGAAATATTAATATATTATGTTTTGAACATCATTCGTTATGGGAGAATGGAGATAAAACAAAAATGCGTATATATTCCGGTAATATTAGATTAATTGAATTAATGAAAAATGAATATGCAAATATGGAAAGATATTGAGGGCTACAAAGGACATTATCAAATTTCTAATTATGGCAATGTTCGCTCCTTAAAAAAAGATGCGTTTTTAAGGAAATGCGCATATTTAAAAGGATATAAAATAATTAGTTTATGGAAAAACGGAATAGGTAAAATGTTTCGTGTTCATAGATTAGTTGCGGCGGCGTTCATTCCGAACCCAGAAAACAAACCATGTGTCGACCATATAGACGGTGACCGAGCAAATAACCATGCGGATAATTTACGTTGGGTTACAGTTAAAGAAAATCAGAATAACCCGATAACAAAATCTAAATGGATTGGGAAAAAAGCAAAGCCGCACAACGAAAAAGCGGTTGAACAAATAAAAAACGGTATTGTTGTAAATGTGTTTGTTAGCATACAAGAAGCCGCCCGGAAGGGAAATTTTTCCGCAACGTCAATTTGTAAGGTATGTAAGGGGAAAGGAAATTCGTATAAGGGTTATAAATGGAGATATAAAGAATGAGGATTCCAAAAAAACAAACCGATTACGAGGCAATTTCCCGGTTGTCTGTTAAGCGAGATTTTCAAAGGGTACAAACATACCCCCAAAAGGGAAAAAGGCCGGAAATCAAAAAACAGCCTGAATTAAATGCGGTTCGCCGGATAGCTTTTGTAGGTGAAAATAGTAGCTACTACAAACAGCGTTTTTTAATTGTGGGTAAATTGGTCCGCATAATAAAACCCATCGAAACCGGAGGGTTTATATGTGAGTTCGTGCATGATGCAGACCGTAGGGCATTAAATGGCCACGCAGGATGGTCTGATATGAAAAAAGAGTATTTGTTTGACTGTATAAAATTTAAATGATATGAAGATTAAAACGAAAACAGCGTATAAGGTTACGTTTATTGGATTTTGTGTATTTACTATTGCCGCATATATATGGGCTGTTTATAGCCTCATGTATGCTATAATATCTGCTGTGTTATGAGTTTAAACAAGGTTATGTTAATAGGTAATTCCGGAAAGAAACCGGATTACAAACAGTTTGAGAACGGCGGTAGGGTTGCGCAGTTTAGTATTGCAACAACAAAGAAAGGATATACTGCGAAAGATGGAACGGTAATACCTGATAAAACCGAATGGCATAATATCGTATTACAAAATGGGTTGGCCGATGTAGCGAATAACTATATAAACAAAGGCACCAAAGTATATATAGAAGGCGAGTTAAGGACACGCAGCTATCAGGACGCGCAAGGAATAACCCGATATATTACGGAGGTGTATGGTTATAGCATGGAATTATTAACCCCCAAGGGCGACGGAAATAAGGCACCTGCACCGGAGCCGGAAACGGCACCAAGTAACGGGCATAATAACCCAAATGACGATTTACCATTTTAAGAAAGGAGGTTTATTATGGCAAAGTATGAATCGTATGATATATATAAGGCGTTAACAGTAAAACAACCGTATGCAAATGACCTCGTAACGGTTGCCTACCAAGAAGACGGAGTGAATTATGGCATTAAAAGTATTGAGGTTAGAAGCCGGAACACGCATTATAGAGGAGACATTCTTATATGTTCATCGGCAAAACCTGTATATCCTCATTTGGTAAGTGGTGCGGCTTTGGGTTTGGTAGAACTGTATGACGTTAAACGAATTGAGGATTTCACGGAAGACGATTGGTTATGTACACGTATTCCAATAAAAAAACGAGCGGAAATAAAGTCCGGTTTCGGTTGGATGATGCGTAACCCTCGTAAAGTTA